GATTATTATTACAAAGTAACACAAAAGTCTAATGGCATTGAGTCTGAATTTGGTCCAGTTGGGTCTGGGTATGAAACTCAATAATTACTTGACTTTTGGTCAATATTATAGTATAATAGTAACTTAACAGGAGAATTTATGTACATAGAATTATGGCAATTGGGGTTCGTAGTGAGCATTTGTTTATCTGCTTATTTTTCGTTTAAGCAAGGACAAAAAGAAGGACTGAGTGTCGGTGTTCATGTAGTTATCAATGACCTTCACGATAAAGGTATTATAGCAATATATAAAGACCCAGTGGCGGGTGAAATTGTTGTCGGTAGGTATGACGAAGATGAAGCAAATTTGATAAATGACTTAGAAGTAGATTATGAAGACGACGAATACTAAAGAAGAAATTTGTGATGAAACGTGTGATTGCCACGGCAATGATGTATTAGATGACAACCGAGTGGTTGTTGGAAATAACGTAGAAACGTCAGCAACTGGTGGTGCTGGTATGAGTGATGAAATGAAAGAATTGCTCAAACTAAAAGAAACCTTAAAATAAAAGGGGGTATAAAGTCATAATATCGCTTTACTTTTCCTTTGAAGTGGGGTATAATACGTAGTATATTAAATAAAAAAGGAGTTATATTATGAGTGAATTGAGTGTAGTAAGAGAAAATGTTATTGAAGCGTTAAGAAACGATATCGCAACAATCACCTTTACAAAGAAAGATGGTACTGAACGTGTTATGAAAGGCACGTTGATGTCTACCGAACTTCCCGTGTTTGCTGAAGCAGACAAATCTAAAACAACTAAAGCCCCTAAGAAAGTCAACGAAGAAGTAATTGCTTGTTTTGATGTAGAAGCACAAGGATTCCGTTCGTTCCGAATTGATTCTGTGACTTCATTTGAAACTCCAACTGCATCTTCAGGTAGATTAATTAATGCGTAAGAATGATGTCAAAGTTCTATCTGAAATAGAGCATGTCCTTCACCGTCCTGGAATGTATGTTGGTGATACTACATCTGGTACTCACATGAAGTGGGTGATGGACGATGACCAAATTATAAAGAAAAAGGTTAAAGTTGTACCTGCCTTCCTCAAGTTATTTGATGAAATCATCAGTAACTGTATTGATGAAGGATTTCGTACGGGCTTTAAATTTGCTAATGAAATCAAGGTGAGGGTTGAAGATAATGGAAAAATTACAATTGAGGACAACGGACGTGGAATTCCTATTGTCGAGACGGAAGGTGGGAAAACGCAAGCAGAACTTGCTTTCACGAACTTACGTGCAGGAGCGAATTTTGATGATGGCGTGGGCAACGTTTCTATTGGTACTCATGGACTTGGTTCAACATTAGTAAACATATTAAGTAAGAAGTTTATCGCTCATACTGACGATGGTAAGAAACATTTCAGACTAGAATGTAAGAATAATATGTCTGAAGTTGATGTTGAAATTACTAAGACGAAAGGTATTAAAGGAACGTCTGTATCGTATTATGCGGACTTTGCTCGATTGGGTATGAAATCAGTCGATATCGACCACATGAGTTTGATTGAAAAACGTGTTAATGATTTAGCAGTATGTTTCCCAGACATTAGATTTAAGTACAACGGACGACTAGTTAAGAGTGCTAAGTTTAAAGACTATCTATCAAAGATTGGTACAGACTTCGTAGCACACGAAACTAACGACTATTCTGTGGCAGTGCTACCGAGTGATGACGGCAACTTTATCTCATTCGTAAACGGTATTGACACGTTTGGTGGTGGTGTTCATTGTGATGTTGTATCATTATCTATTGCTTCTGCATTGAGAGATTCAATCAAACGTAAGCATAGATTAGACATACGTATTCCGGACATTAAGAACAAATTGTTATTTGTTATCGTAACGAATAAAGTATCAGATCCTAAGTTTGATTCTCAAACCAAAGAACGATTAACTAACAACGATAAGGACATTAAACCTATCTTTGCTGGTGTTGACGACGAGAAGTTTATTGCTCGTATTATGAAAAATGAAGAGGTTATTCAACCCATCATTGAAGCATTGTTATTAAAGAAACAACTTGCTGAAGCACGAGCATTACGTAAAGCACAAAAGAATGCTAAGAAAAAGAAAGTCGCCAATCACATCTCTGCTATTGGTAAGAACCCAGAAGATAAAATTTTATTTATCACTGAGGGTCAATCTGCTATCAGTAACTTGATTAACGTTAGACAAACTGCTATTCATGGAGGTTATCCTTTAAGAGGTAAAGTCAAAAACGTTCGACAAATCAAACCAACTGATATTATGAAGAACAAAGAATTGTCTGAGTTGATGAGTATTCTTGGTTTAGAACTTGGTGAAACTGCTACTGATTTGAACTATGGTAGAATCGGCATCCTTGCTGACGCCGACTTTGATGGGTTCTCTATTGCAGCCGCATTAGTCAACTTCTTCTCATATTGGAAAGAACTGTTTGATGAAGAACGATTGTTATTCATTAAGTCCCCTATTGTTATTGCTAAGAAAAAGAAACAAGTCAAACGGTTTTATGACTTAAAAGATTTTTCTGACGCAAAACTTGACTCTGATTGGAAAATAGAGTATAATAAGGGTTTGGGTTCTTTGAGTATTGAAGAATATGACTTAATGATTAATGACCCAGTGACCGAAGTGATTAAATTTGATGATGATGCGACTAGAAGTCTTGAGACTGTATTTGGTAAAGACTCTCTACCTCGTAAAAAATGGTTAATGAAATGAATATAACACAATTAATAGATACACAATATAAGGATTATGCAAAGTACGTGCTATACAGTCGTGCTATTCCGCATATGATTGATGGGTTAAAACCCTCTCAACGTAAGATCCTTTACACGGCATTAAAGACTGCCAAAGGTGCTAGAATTAAAACAGCATCGTTAAGTGGTAATGTTATTAGTCAGGCAAACTATCACCATGGTGATGCTTCGTTAAATGAAGCAATTACTAAGATGGTACAACCGTTTGTTAATAACGTTCCGTTGCTACGCGGTCATGGTTCTTTTGGTTCTAGATTAGTTCCTGAGGCTGCAGCGGCACGTTATACATATGTTCAGACTCATACGAACTTTGAACAGTATTTTGCTGATACTATGGTCACAGAGACTTCTGTAGACCCAGAAGACCCCGAGCCGGCGTTTTATTTGCCAATCATCCCTTGGGTATTAGTGAATGGTATTAAGGGCATAGCGGTCGGATTCGCAACCGAGATACAGCCTCATGACCCCAAAGAACTTGCTAAGTTATGTAGTGCTCATTTGAGTGGTAAAAACATATCTAAAAAGAAACTACTTCCTACCTATCCTGGATTCAATGGGAAGATTGAAGAAGTAAATGGTGAAGTGTTTTGTACAGGAGTATATAAACTAAAGGGTTCTACAAAGTTAAACATTACTGAAGTTCCTGTTGGGTTCACTCGTGAGTCGTATGTTATCCTACTTGATAAACTAGAGTCTGAAAGTAAAATCGTATCGTATGTGGATATGTGTGATGCTTCTGGTTTTAAGTTTGACATAACATTAAGACGTGGTAAGACTTTGACTGATAATCAAATCATTACTATGTTTAGATTAAAGAAGAAACTAAACCAAAATCTAACGGTTATCAACCAAGAAGGACAGTTAAAGGTATATGATAATACCATTGACATTGTTAAAGGCTTTTGTGATTATAGAATCACTAAGTATGTAGAACGTTATGAGTGGTTGGTTGATAAAGGTACTGAAGACCTAGAACTCATTCTAGCAAAGATTTGTTTCATCGGTAAGATTATCAGTGGTGAATTGGACTTTAATAATAAGAACAGAAAACAAATCTTTAAAGAGTTAAGTGATACTACTGACGACTCAGAAGAGATTATTGCTATATTAATCAACATGCCTATCTATTCATTATGTCAAGATGAACTTGATAAGTTGAAAGACAAGGGTGCTGAATTATATGAACAAATTAAAGGTTGGAAATCGATTGACGTGACTGACCAATTTATTAAGGAATTAAAGGTGATTTAAATGGAATTTATGGATGAGATGCCTGTTGGAAATAAACAGGTAGAACAGAAAAAGAAACCAATAGTGAAAAAGATTAAACCTGCTGAAGGGTTTGATTTAGAAATAGGTACGTTGTTGTTTACAATGGGTGACGTTGACCTTGAAATTAAGGATGTGAAGGTGAGGGATATGGAAGAATTTAAAAAGTTTATATTTGAGGTAATGGCGTGATACTCGTGGACTACAGCCAAGTTATGGTGGGTGGATTGATGTCACAAGCAAAGTCAATGAACGATGTAAGTGAAGATTTGCTTCGTCATATGATTCTTAACACATTAAGAAGTTATCGTAAACAGTATGGTAAGACGTATGGTGAACTGATACTATGTATTGATTCACGTCATTATTGGAGACGAGACGTATTTCCTAATTACAAACATGCTCGTAAGAGTGGTCGAGATAAGTCGGCATTTGATTGGGAAATCCTATTCGGATGGTTTGATAATATCAAGGCAGAACTAAAAGAAAACTTCCCATATAAGGTGATTGAGGTAATGGCAGCTGAAGCAGATGATGTTATCGGTGTATTATCAAAATATAAGCACATGGAAGAAAAAGTATTAATCCTTTCAAGCGATAAGGATTTTATTCAACTGCATAAGTACAAGAATGTTAAGCAGTATTCTCCTATGCAACGCAAGTGGGTAAGACACCCAGACCCAATCGCATACGCTAAAGAACATATTATCCGTGGTGACCGTGGTGATGGTATTCCTAATTTCTTATCTGGTGACGACTTCCTTATAGAAGGTATTAGACAAACGTCAATTGCTAAGAAGAAGTTAGACGTTTGGTTGACTCAAACCCCAGAACAGATTTGCGAAGGTAATGAAGAAATGATGGAAAGATGGCAACGCAATTCGTTACTGACTCAATTTGATGAAGTGCCTCAGTTACTGCAGAATGATATTTTAAATGCATTTAAGAAAGAACCTATTGGACAACGTAAGAAGTTATATAACTACTTCGTGATGAATAAGTTACAGAACTTAATGGATGTAATTGGAGACTTTTAATCAAATATCGCTTTACTTTTAGGACAAACTAGGGTATAATAGGTACTATAAATGATTGAAAAAAGAGTGATATGAAAAGTGTAATTGAGATATTAAATGAGTTAGAGAGTGATAATAGTCGTCTATTTAAGGTAGATGTATTAGAACAAAACCTTGATAACAAACTACTTGAACGTGTACTAAAGGCAACTTTAGACCCATACACACAATACTATATTAGGAAGATTCCTGACTACGACCGTGGTGATAAAGAGTTTAGAAACCCATTAGATTGGGCACTAGACAACCTTGATAAGTTATCCTCGAGAGAACTGACGGGTAACAACGCAAAACAACACCTCGTTGATATTCTTGAAAACCTAACAGCAGGTGATGCTGAGGTTATTGAACGTGTCATTGGTGGTGATTTGAGGTGTGGTGTATCTACGTCAACTGTAAATAAAGTATATGGTAAAGGTACAATTTCAACATATCCTTGTATGCTCGCCGGTGCTTACAATCAAAAGAACTTCAAACATATCAAATATCCTGCTATGGTACAATTAAAGATGGACGGTATGCGCTCCAACATCATTATTACTCCAGAAGGAACTGTTGATATTCGTAGCAGAAACGGTAAGCAAATTGAATTACATGGTTTACTTGACGACTATATGAAAGAGATATTTTATACCAAACCAACACTTGAGTCGTTAGATCCCTTTAGAGGTTCGGTCGTTGATGGTGAGTTGGTTGTTCTTGCTGAAGATATGGTAACAATCCTTGACCGTAAGACTGGCAACGGGATTCTTAATAAAGCAGTAAAGGGAACTATTACAAAGGAAGACGCTAAACGTGTTAGAATGGTAGCGTGGGACTTAATCCCAATTGAAGACTTTAAGACAGGTATTTGTAACATACCGTATTTTGATAGAATCGGTGTACTTCAAGTGCGTATGGAAGAAGTTTCAAATAGTCACCCTATTGAATATATTAGACCAATTGCATCTATTCCTGTTGATAACATTGAACAAGCAAATGAGTTATTTAAACAAGCACTAGATAATGGTGAAGAGGGTATTATTCTTAAGAATGGTGACTCACCGTGGGAAGATAAACGTTCTAAATATCAAGTGAAGATGAAAGCAGAACTTGAAGCAGACTTATTAGTAACTGCTTGGAATGAAGGCACGGGACGTATTGAAGGTAAGATGGGTTCTGTTACTTGCGTTAGTGCTGACGGTGGACTTGAAGTAAACGTAGGTTCGGGATTCAATGACGAAGACCGTGAGATGGTTGCTGAGGATATCGTTGGTAAGATTATAACGGTTAAATATAACGAAGTTATTCAAGACAAACGCAAATCAACTAAGTCATTATTCTTACCTATTTACATAGAAACTAGATTAGACAAATCAAAGGCAGATATATTATGACAAACGAAGAATTATATAAATTAGTACGTGAAGGCAAATCACTTGCTCAAATGATAGAAATTGCATATAAACGAGGGTATGATAAAGCATCTAATGAATATATTGGTTGTGGGATGGCAAACAAATGA